GCATTAGTCTTGATCCTGAGCGGCGGCGACGACAGATCGAAACGAGCAGTGGCTGCCGAGTGGAGCAGTTCGAGGTGTTCTCGGTTTACGCACCTGGACCCTGTGAACGGTCGTTGCACCGCAGATATGCCAAGTGGCGGACTTGCGGTGAATGGTTCGAGGGCGGACGTGAGTTGTTCGAGACGGTGGTCGAGTACTTGCAACCACGTCAATGTGAACCAGCTTGATAGCCTAAGACTATCGGGCTAGACTTCCAATAGTTTTATCAAATGGTTAGAGACAAAGTGCTATGGGAAGCAGGGCGGGGTCACCAAACAGGAGCAAACAGGGGCTGTTGGTACGTTTGCAGCGTGAATTCCCGAACTATCATCCCATTGTGGAGATGGCTCGTATTGCCAATGATCCTGAGAAGGACGTGAACCTGCGGGCGCAGATGCACACGCAGGTGGCAAAGTACGTCACGCCGCAGCTTAAGGCAGTGGAGCACACAGGTACGGACGGTGCGCAGCTAGAGATCACAGTGAACGTCATACCGCATGCCGAACCCGATGGAGCCTAACGAGTACCGCGAACGGCTTGCGTCCTGGATGGCGAGCAACGGGCTCGCGACAGGACATGGGGACACGTTTGATGATTTGCTTGATGAGCTGGCGTGGCAGATTGAAGAGATGAGGGCGCGGTATGCCGAGCCTGAAGCTTAATATTGAGGTCCGACCTCCTTTCATGCCCCTGTTCGAGCAGGACAGGGCGCGGTTCTTCGTTGCGGTCTGCCACCGACGTGCCGGCAAGACGGTCGCCAGTGTGCAGAGACTGATCGTGGCGGCCATGCAGCCGACCCGCCCCAACACCCGGCTGGGCTACATTGCCCCCTTCCGCCACCAGGCCAAGGCAGTCGCCTGGGACCTGCTCAAGACCATGACCGAGCGCATCCCCGGGCGCACGATCAACGAGTCCGAGCTGCGGGTAGATTTCGGGGAGCAGAAGTCGCGGATTCAGCTCTACGGTGCAGACAATTTCGATGCTCTGCGCGGCGGCTATTTCGACGAGGTGATCCTGGATGAGGTGGCGCAGATGCCGCCGGCGACCTGGACTCAAGTCGTCCGCCCCATGCTCGCGGATCGCAAGGGCAGTGCCATCTTCATTGGCACGCCGCAGGGCAAAGGTGCGTTCTTCGATCTCTGGGAGAAGGCCGCCACGCTTCCAGACTGGGATCAGATCATGCTGCGGGCCTCGGAGTCGGGCCTCGTTTCCGACGACGAGCTGGTCGCCGCGCAGGCGGAGATGGGCGAGTCTGCTTACGAGCAGGAGTTCGAGTGTTCATTCACTGCTGCCATCCGCGGCGCGTTCTACGGCAAGGTGCTGGAAGAGATTGAGCGTGCGGGCCACATGCTGCCTCTCGCAGTGGACCCGGCACATAGCATTACCACGTCCTGGGACCTCGGGGTACGGGACGCTACATCGATCTGGGTCTGGCAGCCCTACCGCGGCAATAGCTGGGCTGCAATCGACTATTATGAAGCAACGGGCGAAGGCGTGGATCATTATGCGAAGTGGCTTGATGAGCACGGCTATCTGCGCGGCGCCACGCACCTCGCCCCCCATGACATCAGCAATACGGACTGGAGCTCTGCCGGTGGCAAAAACAGAATGGCTGTTGCCCAGGAATACGGGATCAACTTCGAGCGGTCACGTCGCCCTTCTAACAGTCAGGAAGTCATGGAGCAGATCAATAGCCTGCGACTACTCCTCCCTCGGATCTACTTCCACAGCGACACCGACGAGCGCGGGGCGCGGGTATACCGTGGGCGTCTCGCCCTTTCCCTGTACCGGCAGGACTACAACGAGCGACTAGGCGCACTGAAGGCACAGCCCGTACACGATCACAATTCGCACGCCGCCGACGCTGCTCGCACCTTCGCGGCCCATCACGAGGATATTCGCCTTGGTCGACATACCACAGATGCCTGGACTGCCCCCGGAGTACGGATCAACATCAGTCCCTCCAGAGATCGATCCAGGGCTCGCGGATCAACCCTTGGATACTCCCGCCGATGAGCCTACGCTGGTCTCAATGACCGAAGAGGACCTGCTTTCTGCGATAGAGGACGAGGTCGCATGGGCATCTGAGGCACGCGACGAGCGGGTGTCCCAGTACGAGGAGGCGAAGGCCTACTTCGAGGCGGAGAGCCCAGGCCCGCCCCCGGCAGAGGAGCGGGAGCAGGGCATGTCTTCCATCGTCTCCCGAGACGTGCAGGATGCCGTGTTCGCCGTCCAGGCGGAGATCATGCCGGCCTTCAGCGGGGTCAGCCCGGTCGAGTTCCAGCCTCTGACCGAGGAGGACGAGACCCAGGCCACCATTGAGACCACGGCGACCAACCACGTCGCGCAGAACTGCGGGATCTACATGGCGACCAACAGGGCCGTCATGGACATCCTGCTCGCCGGCGAGGGCGTGGTGAAGGTTTGGTGGGAAGACCGCAGGACGGTCGAGCATGAGCGTCATGACAGCTTGCCGATCACTGCCCTGCCTGGTCTGCTGCAGCCGCGGCAGGAAGGGGAGCAGGTCGACATCACTGATGGCGAGATGGACGAGGCGACAGGCACCATGTCCGGTGGCTTGCGCCGCAGTGGGGTCCGAGCCAAACCTGCAATCGAGTCAGTGTCCGCCGAAGAGTTCCTGGCAAGCGTGGACTTTGAAGACGCGGACAAGGTGGACGACGTGCGCTTCCTGGCGCACCAGCGCCCCATCTCTCGCTCCGACCTGATCGCCCTGGGATTCGACCGAGAGATGGTCGAAGAACTGGACGAGACCTCTACCGCACCTCGGGACTATTCGCGCAAGCACCTGGGCCGGTACGAGACCGGGCATCCCAGCACCGAATACATCATGTGCTGCGAGTCCTATTACCTGATCGACTACGATGGCGACGGCATTGCCGAGCGGCGATTGATCATTACCGCCGGCGGCACTGATGGAACAGATACCCTGCTCTACAACGATCCATGGGACGTACAGCCATTCGCCACAGGAGTCGGCTATCTGGGCCTTGATGACTGGGAGGGGACCTCCCTGTTTGAGAGGATTCAGATGATCCAGGACGTGAAGACCGACCTGCTGCGCGAGCTCGTCAATGCGACAAAGCGCAACATGCGGCAGAGATTGGGTCTGATCGAGGGTGATGCCAATCTGGAGGATGCTCAGACATCCCAGATGGGCGGATACGTCAGGATGAGAACACCGCAGGGCATCGTGCCGATCCCCGATGTCCAGCTCCCCCAGTCAGTGTTCTCGACCCTGGAGTACCTCGACCAGATCCGCACCGACCGAGGCGGCGGCGCCATTGACGCGACGGCCTCAGCCCGTGCTTTGTCCCAGGGTGGTGACTGGTCGCTGGAGCGCATGATGTCTGCCGCCGAGCAGCTCAATGCAATGGTGGCGAAGAACATCACCGAGACTCTGGTCAAAGCGATCTTCCGCAAGCTGCACAAGCTGCTGCGTCAGTACCAGCAGAACCCCATGATGGTGCCGGGCTCCGCCGGCTGGACGCAGACCGAGCCCGACCAGTGGAGCCCTCGGGAAGACATGGTGGTGTCCATGGGCATGAGCGTGGGCGAGCGCAGCAGACGCATGGGCGCCCTGCAGATGATCGGGCAGGACCAGACAGCCTTGGCCCAAGGCGGCAAGGAGGGCATCCTGGTGGACGATGCTGCGGTGTATCAGGCACGGGTGGACATGGCCCGCATGGCGGGACTGCCGACCCCAGAGCAGTACTACGTTGACCCGCAGTCGCAGCAGGCGCAGCAAGCAGCGCAAGCCATGGCACAGCAGGCGCAGCAGGCTCAGGAAATGCAGATGCAGCAGCAGCAAGAGATGATGAAGTTTAATTACTCGCTGATGACAGACATCGAGAAGGTCAAGGGCGAATACAAGCTGCAGTCTGACCAGATGAAGATGCAGATGGACACCATGCGCCAGCAGATGGACATGATCCAGAAGACCATGGATCAGCGCATCAAGATGGCTGAGATCGACGCGTCAGTCGATGCCGAGGAGGGCAAGCGCGAGATCGACAAGCTACAGGCAGTCACCTCACTTGAAGCCAGCCGACGTGCTGCACGGGGACAGGGCGCATGAACCCGATTGAAGCGAGGATGTACCTGGACGGCCGCCGCCGGCCGCCGCCGACGCTGCAGGAGCTGGCTGAAGAGCAGGCGTACCGGGCTTCACTGAAGCAGCGTATGGCGGCGCAACGCAATCTGGAACTGGATCATGGCTACCGCCAGCAGACTCCTGGCTACCGCGAATACGCCGACCAGGCATTGCACGACCTGTTCCCGACCGGGGCGGACATGCTCTCCACGACAGGCATCCCGCTGGTCGCAGACGCCGCTGACGCTGCTCTGGCGGCCAACTCCCTGACCCGTGGAGAGTACCGCAATGCGGCCGTTTATGGGCTGGGCGCCGCGATCCCCTTCGTTGGAGGCGCGGGCATTCTGAAGGCAGTGGAAGAGCCGGCGAAGTGGATTCAGGCGTATCGGGCGCACCGGGTGTTCGAGCGAGGGAAGAAGCGCGGGCACTTGTATCCCGCGATGATTGGCAAGGACACGCCGATGGAGACAGCATTGTCGCAGCAGACCCCTCTCGGCGTGACTCTGCAGTCGGAGCTGATCCCGTTCACGATGGCAGAAAGGCAGGGGTATCACTCAGGGGCTTTACCTTACGGCGAACAATTTAACGTGGCTCGTCTGGGAGACCCGAACCCGTGGGCGAAGTCGAGCAAGATTTACCAGCCTGACGACCTTGTCTACACCGAAGCAAGTCTGGGCATTGACAACGATTTCAGTAATGTCCTGAGCGAGAACCCTCGGATCTATGGGGTCAATGACCCGCTGCCGTTCGATCAGACACGGTTACCGGAGGGCGGGTTCTACATGTACAAGAACCCTTCCACTCCGTACCCTTGGTACGTCAGCGACTATGTGCGGCATGACCGCATTCTGACTGACGAGGAAATTGCAGATATCTTCCGCCAGCAAGGGTTGAGACCTCCACCGCCCAGACGCAGCGGCAAGCCAGTCGATGAAGCACGACTGCAAGAACTGGGTTTAATTTCTGGAGTGAGCCGGGAAGCATACCGATGAGCCTCTACGCACTGAGAAACCGCGGCAAGAGCCTCCGCAAGACCGAGAAGGAGCGGGCTGAGGAACTGCGCGAGCGCAGCGTTGACACCCGCTACAAGGAGTCGCTTGCGGACATGAAGGGCTGGGGCGAGACCGCGCTGACCCTGGGGTCCGGGATGGGCGCTTCTGCGGTGGGCGGGGTGGCCGGCATTGGCAACCTCATGCTGGGGCAGGGCATGGACACGGCAGCGGACACGGTCAAGTACTGGCAGGATGAGCTGACAATGCTGCCCGAGACCGAGCAGGGGCGCGAGAACCTGATGGCGACCGCGGATGCGATGAACGCAATCCCGGATCTGCCAGGGTATGCCGGCGACCAGACGCTGGAGGCGACAGGCTCGCCCGCGTTGGCAGCCCTGACCGAGACGGGGTATGCCGCCGGCCCATTCGGCCCGACGATCAAGACCGCAATGCGGGCCAGCAGGAACCTGCCGGACCTGGAACTTCACACTGATGCGCTTGCGCTGCGTCCAGGCTCGCGAGAGGCGCAGCGTGGGTCATTCAGCATGAACCCGGTGCAGGAAACCGCTGAGGCAGTACAAGACCCGGCCATCAAGCTGAAGGGGCGCAACAAGTACGTTCGACTGACTCGGAAAGAGTTGACCGAGGAAGGGGTCCCCGAGGACATGATCACGTCCTTGTTGTTCAATAAAACCGGCAAGGGAGGAAAACTGGGGGCAGCCCCCGATCTGGTTAGAAAGGGACAGCCGACCGTATCCCGCGCCAATCTCAAGGCAGCCTTGGCAGAAAGAGCGGAGTCTGCAGCACTGATTGCTCCGGGGCTGGAGGACTTTGTCCTCAAGGGGAATTCCCCTCTGGAAGATGTAAAGCGACTTGCTCCCGAATTTCTGAAGGACACCAAGGAATACAAAGTCAGCCGCGAGCATCTGCAGGACTGGGTGAACGACCGAGCCAGGTATCAGAGCGAGCCCGACGTGACCCCGGGGGCTATGGCACCCGTGAAGGAATGGGAGGATTGGGGCGATGTGCATGAAGTGAATTTGCGCAAGACCCCCGAAGCGCCGGTAGGCACACGGGCAGACGGCAGTCCGATTGCCATCCCTGGAGGGCTGGCGGGGGAGTTCAGCCTTCGCGATCTGTTCGAGATGAAAGGCGATCCGATCAATCCCAACGACCTGGATACGCGAACCCATATCGCGTTGATGGAGAAGATGATGCGCACACATGTGCGCCCAGGGGCATCTGATGCGGAGATCTTCAATGCGCTGAACTTCTCACTCTTGTCCCCGAATGCGCCGCTGACTCCTAACGAGTTCTTGGCGCAGCGTACCCGTGTCCGCGACATGGATGAATTGAAGCGACTGGCGAAGATGGACCCGGATGACCCCAAGACCGAAGAGCGTCTGCTCAAGGAGACGGGAGTCGGTGGCGCGTACCGCGGGGGCATGGGCACAAAGGGCACTGCGGAGCTGTCGAACCAGATCCGATTGGCGAAAGCCATCATCGACAAGCCAGAGATGTTCCGGCCGGCACCCGGCGAAGACATGAAAGACGTGACTCTGCGCGTCATGAATCAGATTCAGGGGCTGGGGCCGAAGACGGCAAGCCTGGGCACTCCATTCCTGGACCTCGCCAATGGAGTGACCAGTGCCATCGATCTGCACATGATCCGCCTGACGGCTCCGCGCCTGCTGGAGGAGACCGATCAGGTCGGCGCGGACTTCCGCAAGGCGATGGCGACCCGGCTGAAGATGTCGGAAGACAAACTGGTCTCCCTGTTCGGACAGAATGCGACTGAGAAACCAACGGCAGATCAGGTGGACAAGTTCAACAAGAAAGCCATCGATGTCGTAGGAGGTGGCGGACTGCCGAAGACCTACCGGAACAAGAATACAGGGGAGCGGTACGGGGGGATTGCCAGCCATCCTGCTTTGTCCCCGGACAAGTTGCTGCACGAGCGGGAGAAGGTGCGCGACTTCAGCCCCTTCTACGAGCGAGCCGTGTCCTACGTTGAAGAATCTCGACAGAAGACTGCAAAAAAGCTGGGGATCGATCCCCTGCCCCTGTTCATGGAGCAGTGGCGATTGTGGGACCTGAAGCGTGAGCGGCTGGAGCCGCATGAGTTCGCTCACCCGGACTGGGTCAAGCTTCCAAAGCAATCGTGGGGTGAGATGCAGAAAGCGTACAAGCATCACATAGATGCAGGGTGGACAAACTACGATGAGTTGCCTGGGCCGAAGGACTGGCGCGAGCTCTATTACGGGACGGCAGATCCCGCCCTGCTGGGAGGCCTCGGCGGGGCCGGCGGCCTGGCAGCAGCAGCCGCCCCCTATCTTCTCGGTGACGAGGAAGACCGATGATCAAGACCTACAACAACCTGGATCGACTTGAACG